TGACAACGCTAACGAAGCTGATGTTTTGGTAGCCGCTTTAGATCAAATAGAAATAGCTAATCAACAACTAAACAGGCCAGTTATATTTATGTACCCAACAGACGTAAATAAACTAGCCGCAATTAAGGTATCTAGTACAGATAAGAGATATGTTGATAGATTAGTAATGGTTGCTGGTAGTCTTTCTCTTGATGGTGTCCCTATCGTAAAGTCTACTTTGGTAACACAAGGAACTTACCTAGTAGGTGACATGAGCAAAGCGTTCTTAGTACAGAAAGCTGGATTTAGAATTGACATTGGTTTAGATGCTGATGACTTTACTAAAAACCTTAGAACTGTATTGGCAGAATGGAGAGGGTTGACTTTCGTTAAGAACAACGATAGAACAGCCTTTGTAACTGGTACTTTCGCTACTGATAAAGCAGCTTTAGAAACTACTTAATATGAAAGTAATAGGTAAAAAAGTTAAGTCAGGAAAGGCGCAACACTTGAAGGTAGGATATACTTACGAGGTATCAGACGCTATTAGTGAAGCGTTAATATCTAACGGTCAAGCTGAATTACCTAAAAAGACTAAGCCACGTAAGAAAGCGGCTAAAAAATAGTTTTTCTTTTATTGTTTGTTTGGAAACCCTACTAAATTTTTTGGTGGGGTTTTCTTTTTTCTTACATTTGAGTAAACAAATAATGAATAGATGAACAATATACACGACTACGCATTTGTTCACCCCAACGTAGTAATAGGAAAGAACGTCACTATCGGGGCTTATTCGGTTATTGGAACAGAAGCAGAAATAAAAGCAGACATAAAAGATAATTCGTGTCCAGGTGGTAGGGTTATAATTGGTGATAACACCGTAATACGTGAGCATGTAACTATACACGCTTCAAGACACCCTAACGAATGGACTATAATAGGTAATGACTGTTACATACAAGCCAAAGCCCATATAGGACACGATGCACATTTAAGTGATAATGTTACATTAGCTTGCTTTGCTTGTGTTGGGGGTCATAGTAGATTACACGAATATGTAAATATGGGTTTGCACTCTGTAACCCATCAAGGAACGACTATTTATAAAGGCACTATGTTAGGGGCTAATGCCTTTGCAAAAGGTATATTAGAGGCGTGGAGTGTTTATGTAGGCACACCAGCCAAACGAATTAAATCGAATGATTATTTAATAGAAAAGTTGAAATGAAACTAGCCTTACACCTCTGCATATACAAACGTCACGACTTAGAAAAGATCGTAATAGACTATTACAAAGAACTTCAAAATAAATTCAACTTCGATATAATTATCGGTGGTAGCGAGGGCGAAAAGTCCAAAGCAATTACAGAGGGTTGTATTTATTACGAGATTGAAAACCTACCAATAAGCGACAAGCACAACAAGCTATTAAAGCATTGCAAAGGATATGACGGTGTAATCTGTATTGGTAGTGATGACCTTATAGATGAAAAGACATTTGCACACTATTACGATTATGACCCAACTTTAAACCGTTGTTACTCATTTCAAGATGTCTACTTTTACAGGACATCAGATCAAAAGTTTAATTACTTTAAAGGCGGTGTATGTGGAGCGGGTAGGTTCTTTACAAAGGCTTGCTTGGAACACATGGACTACGAGATATGGGAAAACGGGCGCAACGGTGGTATAGATAGAAGCGGTTTTAATAGAATGATTATAGGAGGGGTTAGAATGATAAATAAGACACTACCAGCTAACGACTTTATGATAGTTGACATTAAGCACTCTGTTAACATTAGCTCACATGCAATAGTAGACGCTGGAGAATCTTTTAACCCTAGAAAGTTTTTTAATAGATTCCCAAAAGAAACAATAGATAAGATTAAGGAACTAACTGTATTACTTAATAATAAAGTCGAATACTTTGACAATGAGATTGTAGACTTTATTGGTAATGGTGTTAGCAGTCATTTAAAAAACGGGTGTTATCCTATGCCATACCACAAAGCGAAGATTTTAAAAGATAAAGGTTACGGGGTTATACTTTAACCTTTCTTTTTAATAATATTCTTAATATCCTTTGCAAGTACCTTCAATGTCTTTTCCCAATTCTTTCTAACGGCTGGAAAAAAATACGGTCTAGCTTTTAGATTTGTAGCCCGCTTTAGGGGCGTGGCTTTAAACTGTTCCGCGTAACTATCTGGAATACCTAAAGCCCTCATGTCTTTTAAATTGGACTTGCTGAATTTATGTCTAGTACCCCACTCAACATACATGCCATATACAGCCCCTACAATAACCTCATATACGGACTTCTTTTGCTTTGCGGCTCTAATGCTTAGTCTTAAATTTGAATCGTTTACAGGGGTGTTTCTTGCGGCTTCGTTAGCCGTTGTTTGGGCGTTTACTCTTAGTCGTAAATCTACCATCTTATTAAAGGCTTCAAAGTTTTCTAACTTAGATGTTAAAGCCTTTAAGTCTTGTTTATCAACCTTTACGCTTATGCCTTTCTTACTCAATGCTAGTGCCTTTTAAAGTAATAGTGTCTATGTCTGTTCTAAGAATAGCGTTTATTTTAAACTTTAAATCTGAATCGTTGTCTAATTCTCCTATGTCACCTTTTCTAACTGACGAAACCGATTCCCTACGGCAAACTATTTTATAATCTGTTTTTAACACGTTTTGACCAGATTGTTGTACTACTTCGCTATCGTCTCTAATAACCTGACCCCAACAAACCAGAAGAGTAGCAGAGGTAGAAGTAGAGCCGCCCGCATCATCGGACACCCTTGTTAACCTACTAAATGTTATTTTATCTCGTAACTTTCCAGCCCTCATCATACAAAGAAGTATTTAAGACCGCTAACGCGACCGCGAGCATCAATAGGTAAAAGCGATATAGTGCCGTCTATAAAGTCCTCACGATTATCGTAGTACGTAGAAACGAGCATTTTAATAGATGTTTTTAATTCGTCTTGTGTCATTCCTAAAGTAACATAAACGATAGTTACCCTTGTGGCTGGGTAGCTTTCTAATTGTATGTACTTATCATCAAGACCGTAGGCAGTGTATGTTAATGCTTCTCCATCACTTTCAACACTTGTAATAGTATCAATAGGTGCGAAAGGCAAATTAATACACCCGTCAGAAGAACTAGGGACAAAGTAAGAGCGAGTTTTAGCAACTATATCACGACTTAGGTATGTTTCTAAAGCCTGACGCGCTGAAACTATCATAGATGTTATTAATGTATCATCTGAATCGGTGTCTATTCTTGCGTAGTTTTTAGCTTCTGTTAGCGTTACTATTTCGCTACCGTCTGTTGAATCTATTTTTATTTGGTGCATTACTTAGTCTCCCTATTTAATTTATATTCTTTTGTTTGGCTACGCTTTTTAAATTCTTTAGCTAAACCTCTTTTAATTAGTTTGTATGCTTGCTCATCTGTTAGCGTTGGTTTTTCTCCTGGTACACGATGAACGCCAAAAGAGTAATTACTTTGAATTATCTCAACTTTCATAAATCAAATTTACTAAAAAAATAAGGGCTATTTAATAAGTATCTTTGTTTTAATGGCTACAATAAACGGTACAGATATAGTAGTAACAATAAACGGAACTACAATAGGTCACTCCGTTGCGCTTGTTTTGGACTTAGGGCAAGACCTACCAGATGCGAGTAGTAGGGATAGTTTAGGGTGGGCTGAACATATACAAGGTCTTAGAAGTGCGTCTTTAAGTATTGGAGGTCTAACCGATTATAGCGACTCAATGAATTTTAATGAGTTTGCTGGGTTCATGATAACCAGACAATCCATAGATTTTAGATTTACAAGTAGTGGAGCTACTTTTTATGGCGAGGCAAGTGTAGAAGATATTGAAGAACTAGCAAATTTTGAAGATGTGGCTAGTTACAATTTAGAATTAAAGGTTAATAGCCTAGTGGTAAGTAGTGACCTAGACGCTCTATTATTACAGACTGGCGATTACTTACTATTACAAACAGGGTTTAAATTATTATTACAGTAATGGCAGATCAGAAATTAACAGATTTAGCGGTAGAAACAAGTATAACAGAGGGGTCTACAACGGCCTATATCGTTGTTGGTGGTGTAGACTATCAAATACAGATAGATGACCTTTTAGCTGCAAGACTACTTAAAGACGGTAGCGAAGCCATGACGGGCGCGCTTAATATGGGTAGTAACTTAATTAATAATGTTACTTCGCCCAGTTCAACAACTGACGCGGCTAATAAAGAGTATGTAGATAATCTCTTTGACGGTGTTAAAAGAAAAGACCCCGCAGATTTAGCGACAACTGGAAACATTACTCTAAGNGGTGAGCAAACAATAGACGGCACTTTAACAAGTTCGTCAAGGGTTTTNGTATGGCAACAAACNGACCAAACTGAAAACGGTATATATACAAGTGATGCGAGTACGTGGACACGTACCGATGACGCTAGTACAGGCGATGAAATTGTAGCGGCTACCTTGTCAATATTAGGAGGCTCAACTTATATCAATACAGAATTTAATAATACAAATTCAGCGATTACGCTAGGTGCAACTAATATTACTTTTGTGGTCAAAGCCGCAACAATAGACCACAATAGTACAACAGGAAAACAGGGCGGTACTACTAATGAGTATAACCACCTAACAAATGCGGAATATTCTACAAATGCCTACACTAACGTAAATAACAACTTTTCAACAGACCAAGACATAACGGGTGACCTTGATGTAACAGGAACAGTAACAGCAACCGATACAGGAAACAACCCCGCTAATTTTATAACTACCACAAACGACACAGGAGTAAATTGGATTAACAACTCATATAATTGGTCATTAATTGCAGATGAAGATACAGGATCGTTTAGATTTTATTCTGTTACAGAAGCCCTAGAAAGAGGTAGTTTTGAGAGTGACGGATTATTTAAAGCTAACTACGGCATTGGCGTAACAGGAACAGTAACAAGTTCTGGTATAGTTTCAGTAGATGATACAACAGAATCAACATCAGCGACAACAGGCTCAATACATACGGATGGAGGTATAGGGGTTGCCAAAGATATTTACTTAGCTGGTGACCTTCAAAAAGATGGAAACCAAGTAAACCTACAAACACTAACAGAAGCAGACGCGGCAACCGTTAGTATAGATTGTGATAATGCAGAGCAAACAATAGTAAACCTAACTTTAAATAGGGCGGCTATGACTTTGACTATTACAAACATAAGCGACACTCTACACATAAACATTAATAAAACCTTTTCGGGTGATTCTACATTAACACTAACATCAACCGCTTACGAGTTTTACGACCAACAAGATACGGGCTTAGTAACGACATCTTTAGTAATGACAAGAAATAACACTACCCAAAAGTTCGGGCAAATATCATTCGTAAAAACTGGATTTACAGGAACTACATACCCAGCCATAAACGTAAACGCACAAATAACATGACATTATTAGCTAACGCGGTTATAATGGGAGGTAGAGCCGTTCAAGGTAATTTAAGTGAGTATTTTGATTCTAACGAAGGTTTTTTGTTTAGTATCTTTAGACACATACCAACTTATACAGGAGCGTGTATTGAAGTTGAAAGGTTAAGCGATAGTACAACAAAAGATATAGGCTTTGATAGTGACGGGCTTTTAAACACTTCTGAAATAGAAACCTTTTGTAGCGGAACAACGGGAAAGGTAACTAAATTTTATGACCAATCACCAAACACGCCAAGTAGTTACTCTGGTTATGTAACTAATTCTTACTCAACTGCGCCAACAATTTATACGGGTGGTGCGGTAATAGTTCATACAACATCTGGACTCCCTTGTTTGGATTTTGATTCAACGGGTAGCGAGAGGTTAACTTCTGGCGCG